GATATCAGATCGTCAACATTGGCAGCCGAGAAATTGTAATGCAGCGAATAGTAGTAATACACATCCGACTTAGGCACAACACGATTCCCAACCACCTTCAGTTTCCATTCTGAATTCACATCTTCAATAACGCGACCACTCCCCAACTGACGTCCAACGCTACGAGCTAAGGCGCCAACCACAGGGTCAACCTTCCCAAACTCGATAAGTGTGTTCAACACGCCGCGCCCCCATGCAAGTTCATTAGTCTCGGTTCGGTTAGTCATATCCCAACCCATACGACCAAAGAATTTGCCGGTCTTTGGAAAGAGGATATAATCCTCCTTCACAGGGAAAAATCTGGCGGAGCAAAACTCAGCAAGGTCAGGCATGTCTCGCACAATAGCTTCGACTTCCATCCCTAAATTGCTGTATTTTGCAATTATTCCCTCTACACCACCAACTGCCTTCAGCTCATTGGTCGTGGTAATGGTAACGCTATCGTCACCACAAATGATACTAATCCACTTCCTACCAGGTCCGTGGATATACAGCTTCATTGCCATATTGAGCAAAGAATCTGTGTAGCTAGTATCAGGCCACCCAGATTGCATAGTATATTCGACTTTATACTTAGTGCCTAAGCTCGTTCTACCTCTAGAAGAAGAAGTTCTCCTAAGGTAACGGGCAACATGAGCAGGCATCAACCGCCTATGCAAGCGGTTCGCAATTCTAAAAGCAGCCTCGGTTATATGCTCATCATACCTTGACTGATCATCCTCTAGAACAATTACACGCTCCCCCTTTTCACAAAGGCTGGATATAAGCCGTATGGCCTCAGCGTATGCGTAGCCCATACCTTCAGCAGTCATACCGCACGTGTAAATAAAATGGCGCCCCAGGTCGAGGTCGTCGGGATTCCACTTGCGAGGTTTCATCCCCTTCCTAAGCTTTTTGGCAGCAACCCTAACATATGGGCCACACTCCAAAGAAAGTTCGGGTGGACACCCCTGAATCATACGGGGGTCCTTTACGACAGTGTCAACAACATCATGCCGTAAAACAAGCTCCTGCTTTATGAAGGACGACGCAACAGGCTTGAGCGGCGCCTCATATCCCTCGGTTTTAAGTCTCTTGAACATTTCACGCTTAGCAGGCGGAAAACTTGACACCCAATCTGAGAATGGTATCTTAGTATCCGCTCGTTTAACGTTACTATCGAAAACAGGCCTGACCACATTCCAGAGTTTTTCCCACTCTTGGCTGATCACAGCTTGCTGTCC